ATGGACAAGTTAAACAAACCAAAAAAACCAGACCTGCAGGACTACGAAGTCCTGCAGGACTGGCATCGCGCAGACATCAAAGGCGCCCTAGAAAAGGCCGGCTTCTCCCTGCGTCAACTCAGCCTTCAGCACGGCTACGCCCCGGGCTCGCTCAAGGCCGCTCTAGATGCCCCGTGGCCAGGCGCTGAGCAAATCATCGCTGCCGCCATCGGCATGAAGCCTTCCGAAATCTGGCCAAGCCGGTACGACACCCAAGGCAACCCAAGGAGCGGCCGGAATCAACGTGGCATTGGCCGCTGGTCTACCCGTAAGTCTATCAGTGCACTTAACCACCGCAATGTTGAAAGCGCGGTGTCGGCTTAACCCCGTCCACTCCCGAGGATTTGACATATGAAACGGCGAGCAAATCAGGCAAAGGCGGCCAACCAGCTAGAGCTGTCCTTTTACGAGGTGGCCCCTCAACCAAAGAACGAGGCAGGCGGCCTCGACATCGCGATGACGGTCCGCGAAGCATTAGTGGACACGCTGTCGGCTGCGGGTAGCCGCGGTATGGACCGCCACGACGTGGCCGCGCAGATCTCGCGCCTGTCCAACTACGACATCAGCAAGCACATGCTCGACCGCTACTGCGCTCCGAGCGCCGATGGCTGGCGCTTCCCCGCTGAGGCTATCCCCGCCATGGTGGTGGCAACTGGCGACTATCGCCTGCTAGAGGTCCTGGCGGAGCGCTGTGGCTGCCGCGTGTACCGTGGCCAAGAGGCGATGCTGGCCGAGATCGGCGCGCTGACGCTACAGGAGCGCACCGTTAAGGACAGACTGGCCGAGCTGCGCCGTACCGTGCCGAAGTCCGTACTGGATCGGCTGGTCGAAGAGGAAGCTAAGCGTCACGGAGGGCGGACGTGAACGTTGTCTTCGACCAGATCGCTGCCGCGCTTAACGTAAGCAAAAGCACTGCAGAACGCCTCTCGATGCGTGGCGGCTGGAAATTTGATCTGCGCCCCGTGCGCGGTGGGCATCAAAAGGTCTTCGAACTTGCGCACCTGCCGGTTGACGTCCGTAAAAAGGTCGAACGGCACTCGACGCTCACAACCCGTGCGAACGAAGCTGCGGCCGTCGACGCCGCGATAGCGCGCGTCCGGCAGACCGCCGCGGAACGCGCAGCATTCCGGGCACGCCAAGGTGAAGCCAACCTTAAGAAGCTGCTCGACGACATGTCCGAGGGTGTTAAGGCGCGGCTGGACGGTCGATTCGCAATCGTCCGCAACTGGGAGCAGTGGTTCGCCGCCAAGCAGCCCATGGCGAGGTCGGTCAGCTGGGAGGTTTATGCCGCAGCCTACAACGCCAACGAACTGCAGATGGCACACGAGGTCATTGTCGTATTTCCGAAGGTGTCTGCGCGCTCTGTACAGCGCTGGGTGCTCGACTTTGAGCGAGCCGGCATGGCAGGCCTCATTGACGAGAACGACGGACACCTCCGCAAGGATGTCAACGTGTTCACCACCCAGCCGATGCTGGAAAAGGTGACGATCGCGCTGCTGATCGAGCGGCCGCACCTGGGCGTGCAGAACCTGCTGGACCTGATCGAAGCCGCTGCGACGGATGAGAAGACCGACGCCACGCTGTTTAACGTCCCGACGTACCACCAGGCGTATCGCTTCCTGCGGAACTGGAAGGCCAAGAACGCTGAACTGCTGAGCGCATCGACCAATCCGGACCAGTGGAAGAACAGTTACATGACGGCCTTCGGTGACGCATCGGCCGACGTGATCCGCCTTAACCAGCGCTGGGAAATGGATGCCACCCCGGCCGACTGGATGCTGACCGATGCCGATGGTAAGCAGCGCCGGTACTCCGCGTCCGTGGTCGTGGACGTCTTCAGCCGCCGCATTCTTGTTGTCCTGTCGCCGACGCCAAAGACTGAGACGCACAAGTTTGCGCTTCGTTTGGCACTCCTGCTTTGGGGCGTGCCGGAAGACGTCTGGACCGACAACGGTAAGGACTATCAGTCAATCGATTTCCAGGAGACGCTGCGCCAGCTCGGCATCAAGCACCACACGACCAATCCGTTCTCGCCATGGGAGAAGCCGCACGTCGAACGCGGGATCCAGACCCTGCTGCACTCCAACCTGGAGGCGCTGTCGAACTTTGTCGGCCATAACGTCGCCGAGCGGTCGGCCATTGAGGCCCGCAAGACCTTCGCTGAGCGCCTCTTCAAGAAGGACCAGGTCGTCGAATTGGCCCTGCCGGCATCGAAGCTGCAGGCCCTTATCAATGACTGGCTCGCCGGCACGTACGAACATCGCGTGCATGGCGGCCTGGAGCAAACACCGTTCGCCATGGCCGCATCCTATCGCGGCGAGATCCGGCGTATCCAGGACGAGCGTGCACTTGACCTGCTGCTGGCGCAGCCGGCCGGCAAGGGCACCTACGTGGTGACGAAGAAGGGCTTGAACATCGAAAGCGGCAACTACATCGCGCCCGAGCTGGGCCTTTACGTCGGCCGTGATGTCAGCGTGCGTCAGACGGCGGACATGGGCGAGCTCGTGGTCTACCACGAGGGCGAGTTCGTGTGTGTCGCTGTCTGCCCGGAGCGCACCGGCGTATCCCGCAAGGAAATCGCCGCCCATGCACGCGAAGCCCAACGCGCCCACATCCAGGAACAACGTCGGAACGCAAAGGCCACCAAGACCAATCCCGACCAGCTAATCGAATCGCTCCTGCGGAAGCGCGCTGAGGCCGCCGGCAAGCTGGCCACGTTGCCCCAGCCGACAGTCGCGCACGACACGCCGGCCCTTGCCGCAGCAGGTGCTGCCCATCGCGCGCTGACCGGCCGCAAGGCCGCCGCGCCGGTACCGGCTGACCTGCAGCGCATCCTCGACGCCCGCAAGCAGGCCGATAGCAATCCGACCCCGGCCGAGGCTACGCCCCCGGCCACCAACGTCCACCGCCTTCCCGAAACCGCGCAGTTGCGCTTCCGGAAGTGGCTGGAGCTCGATCAAACCGTAACCAATGGAGGTTCCATCGACGATCCGTTCTTCGCGCGCTGGTATGGCAGCTACGCGCAGGGATCCGAGTTCAGAGCAATGAAAAAACGCCACCTGGAGGGACAACTCCAGGCGGCGTCTAGTGGCGGTAGCAGCACGGCTGCACCCGTGCGGCACGCCTTCCGGTAATCACAACGAGATCCCATTATGACCAAAAACACGACGACGAGCAAACCGGCTACCCCCGTCCGGCTGGGGGCATCGCCCAGATCGGCACACTTGACCTGGTGTCTGCCACTCTCGAGCGGCTCGACAGCCGCCGCACCGGCCTGCCCGGTATGGCCGTGCTGTATGGCCCGGCTGGCTGGGGCAAGACCTTCGCGACGAACGTCCTGGCCATCGAGAACCGCGCCTACTACGTCCAGATGCGCAGCGCATGGCGCTCGAAGACGCTGCTGGAGAAGGTGCTGTTCGAGATGGGCGTTAAACACACTAGGTCCACCGTGCCCGTGCTGCTCGACCTGGTCTGTGAGCAGCTGAGCGCGTCCCGCCGCACTCTGATCCTCGACGAGTTCGACTACGCGACCAAGTCCGACAGCCTGATCGAGCTGGCGCGCGATATCTACGAGGGCTCACAGGGATCCCTGCTGCTGGTTGGCGAGGAACTGCTGCCCAAGAAGCTGGAGCGCTGGGAGCGGTTCCACTCGCGTGTGCTTACCTGGGCGCCGGCACAGCGCGTGACCGCTGACGACGCCGGCAAGCTGGCGGAGATCTATGCCCCCGGCCTGCCGATCGAGCAGGACGTCCTGCAGCGCCTGGTTGAGCTGTCCAACGGCTCGGTGCGTCGTGTCTCGGTCAACCTGACCCAACTCCACGAGCACAGCATGACCTATGGCCTCGAGAGCATCGGCCTGGCCGAGCTCGAAGGCGTCGAAATCTATACCGGCCGCTCGCCGGAACGGAGGCTGTGATGAACGCCGGCACGCTGACCTTTTCCAGCTTCGATAACTGCCACTACCAGATCGGCCGCACTGATGCGCCCGAGATCAAGGCCAGAGGCGTGATCCAGACCACTCTGTCTGCCGATCAATGCGGTGCGCAACTCGACATCGCTCTGTCCGGCGCGCGCCGCCATCAGCGCGTCATGGCTTCGATCCCGCTCAACCCGTCCGACCTGGACGGCCTGATTCATCAACTGCAGGCGATGCGAGACATGCTGCGCTCGCAAAAGGGGCATCGCGATGGCGCGTAAGCCGATTCATCTGGAAATGAAGGGCGGGAAGACGCCCCGCCAACGGATCTGGGAGGCAGTGCGAGCGAACCGTAAGCGGTTCACACAGGCGGAGATCGCGGAAGTCGTCGGTGGGCTGGAAGAGAACATCGGTTCAGTGTGCGCAAGACCTACCGTCTCGTCCGCGATAACGGCGTTGAAGCCCCGCGCGTGACGCGTGCAGGGGCACAGGTCGTCCACGGTGCCATTACCGAAGCCATGTGGGGAACGATGCACCGCATGTTCGAACGCAAGGACTTCAACTGTCGGGAGCTCGCTGCCTTTGCAAGTACGGCGAACCGTACCGTCACTAAATGCATGGCTGAGAGGTACATCGCCGCTCTTCACGCCGCCGGATATCTCAACCGCACGCAAGAGGCAGTTCTCGGAATGAAGGGGCAGCCCGCACGGTACGTGATGAAAGCCTCGAAGTACACCGGGCCGCGCGCGCCAATCATGCAGCACGCACGGACGATCTACGACCCGAATCAAGGCCGCATCGTTTGGGTCGACCAAAAGGGGATTGAAGATGCCAACTAAACACCGTCCGGCATACATGAGCGAGCCATGGTTCCATGGCCTGCTGCACGAAATCAAGAACAGCACGCAGCGCGCAGTTGCCGAGCGTCTGGGCGTTTCCCGTCCGACCCTCAGCGTCTTGGTGAACGGCCTCGGCGAGTACGGGAACGGCGGCGCCAAGACGGACCGCTTCGAGATGCGCTACCGCCAGGCCTTCGAGCAGATCCCGTGTCCCCACACCGGCGAGACGGTTGGCATCCAGCATTGCCGCGGGAAGGCTCTGCAGCATCCGCCGACGCACAACCCACTGCAGCTTAACCACTGGAAGGCATGCCAGGACTGCCAGTACAAGCCTGCGCCGCTCGAGCCGAAGGGAGCAAGGGCGCCAAAGGCGGAGATACCGCAGGCCGTCTTGGACACGAAGACGCTGCCCCTGCCCGAAGTGGGCGCACCCCAGATCCAACTGACCAACGAGGAGCCCGCATGAGCACCCCGAGCAACGCATCGCGCCATCGTGGCGCCCTTAACCTCCCGGCCCGGCCGCGCTTCGACGGTCCGGTGGCGCGCGAGCTGCGCGTCGGCCTGGCGCGGGTCGGCAGCGAAGTCCGCCGCATGGTCGCCAGGGTGGCGGCACTGCGCGCGCTTCGGGCCGTCGATCGCGAAGAGCGCCGCGCCTCTCGCGAACTGGCATGGCTGCGCAACGAACTGGAGCAGGCCGAGCACAACTGGAACTGGCTCCAGATTGAGTACCGCCAGCGTCGCGACGCTCTTAACACCCGCTTGAACAGCGTTGCCGGAGATCCGCAATGAAGAGCCTTCGCGAGTTCCTGCACACCCGCCTGGGCATCCTGGTCTGGACGCTGCTGGTGGCCCTGCTGGCCTTCAACCTGGGCCAGATCTCCAACCCGTCGCAGGGTGTAAAGACCCAGCGCCCGCGCATCACGACCTGAAAGGAAGAATCATGTCGAACAAGCAGAACATCATCGCGCTGATCAAGGGCCGTCCTGGCATCCGTACGCCGGAGATTACCGACGAGCTGAGCATCGAGAACCCAATCGCCTATATCACGGGCGAGATCGACCGAGGCGAGATCCTGGTAGAGAAGATCGCATCCGAACTCGGCGGGCGTCCCGTCAATGCCTACCGCCTCAACCCGGACAACCCGCCCGACGAGACGCTGAACCCGCGCCAGCGTGTAGTTAAGGCACGGGCCGAAGCGCCGGCCGGTGACGACGGTTTCAGCGCGGCGCTGTCCTCCCGCGGCGACCTGACCATCAGCGACGGCCGCAAGTCGGTGCAGCTCACGCCCGCCATGACCGGCAGCCTGATTGCCTACCTCGACCGCATTAACGTCGACCAGGTCATGAAGGCTGCAGGGGGTGCCGCCTGATGCCGTTGCCAGCCTTCCGCTGCCCGGTCTGCCGGAACACTCTCACGCTCGATGTCGTGTTCGCGCACGACGGCGTGCGCGAGTCCATCCTGCACCTGGTCAACGCGCACCCCGAGGCAGGCCGGCTGCTGCGGCCCCTCCTGGCCTATGTGGGCCTCTTCGCCCCGGTTAAGACCGAGATGCGTTATGAGCGCGTCGCGGCCATCCTGGGCGAGATGGTGGCGCTGATCCACGCCGGCACCGTGCGCGACGCCCACGGCCAGGAATGGCCGGCCCCACTGGAGTACTGGCGTCTGGCCTTTGACGAGATGATCGCCCGGCGCGATACCGGCGGCCTGAAGCTGCCGCTGAAGAGCCATGGCTACCTCACCGCAATCGTGGCCGGCATGTCGAACAAGGCCGCGGCGTCCGCCGAGCGTCACACCGAGGCGCAGCGCGCGGGTCATGCCGGCACAGGGACAGCCCCGGCCCGCTTGCAGACCGTTACGGTCAGCGAACCGCCCGCCCGCACGATCGTTCCCGAGCACATCCGTCAAGACATGCTGCGCGCGGTAGGAAGCCGGCGCGCCGAAAACCTTGGAGATAGCAAATGAAGACTGCACAGCAGATCGCCGACACCCAGGCGATGTTCGAGATCCTCGCCGGCGAGAAGTACTCCTGGACGCCGGAGCTCTCGGAGCTCGCCGAAGGCTATTTCACCTTCCAGCAGTGCGCGATGGGCGCAGACAACCCCCTGTCCGTGGCCGAGGCCATTGCGATGTCCGTCGGCCTGATCGGCTTCGCGAACGCCGTCGGTTGGATCAGCGAAGCCGGTTACCGGGCGCTGATGATCAAGGCTAGCGAAGTTCGGCAGGAAATCTCCTCGCGCTGGGCCGGCCAATTCGTGGTTGTTCCGTTCGGCCGCAGCGCCGCCACCCCTGCCACCAGCCACTGATTTAACTCGGAGCCATCCATGACCCAAGCAGCAACCACCATCCCGACTGGCTACATGCAGGACGCCCGCGGCCGCCTTATCCGCGAAGAGATGGTTAAACCCATCGACCGCACTCGCGACCAGATCGTCGGTGAGCTGGTCGCGCTGGCCAAGCGCCAGAGCCAGGCGCTGGCCGAGTTCAAGAAGCGCGTCTTCGGCGACGCCGAGGCGTTCATCTCGATGTCGGCCGAAGAGTACGGTGCCAAGGTCGGCGGCGCCAAGGGCAATGTCACACTGTTCTCGTTCGACGGTCGTTACAAGGTCCAGATCGCCCGCGCGGAGAACATCACCTTCGACGAGCGTCTGCAGGCGGCCAAGGTGATGATCGACGAGCTGCTCGCCGAGTGGACCCTGGGCGCACGGCCAGAGCTGCAGGCCATCATCCAGGGCGCCTTCGAAACGGACAAGGAAGGCAACCTGAACACCGGCCGCATCCTCTCGCTGCGCCGCCTCGACATCCAGGATCCCCGCTGGAAGAAGGCCATGTACGCCATCAGCGACAGCGTCCAGGTGATCGGCACCAAGGCATACGTGCGCTTCTATGAGCGTGTCGGCGACTCGGAAGAGTACCGGCCCATCTCGCTCGACATCGCGAAGATCTGAGGGACACCCATGGCAACCGCGAAGAAGGCCGTCCCCATGTGCATCGTCAGCATTGGCTTCCAAGACTACCTCCTGCCGGCCGCGAGCGGCATGAAGCTCGTGGACATCATGACCTCGGCAGTCGAATGTGAAAAGTCCGGGTACCTGCCTGTCCGGGTCGTCATTGGCGAGCAGCCGGAGGTGAAGCTGGAGATGGTTAAGCCACAGCACATCCGCCAGCGTGCACCACGTCGCGATGACGAGCTCGCGCTGGAGAACAACCCGAGCCCCGTGCTCAGACTGCGTTAAGTAACCCGCGCCGGGGCGGTCCAACCCGGACACACCTTTAACCATAGAAGGAAACGCACCATGAACAAGCAAGACCTGATCGCCCACGTCGCCGATGAAGCCAAGCTGAGCAAGTCCGAGGCCGAGCGTGCTCTGAATGCCGTCATCAGCGGCGTCACCACGACGCTTGCCGCCGGCGGCACTGTTGCGCTGACCGGCTTCGGCGCCTTCTCGGTGACCAAGCGGGCAGCGCGTGTGTCGCGCAACCCGCAGAACGGCGAAGCCATCCAGGTGCCCGAGTCGCTGGCGCCGAAGTTCAAGCCCGGCAGCAACCTGAAGGCGGCTGTGGCCTGACCTAGTGATGCGAAACACCCGCCGCGGCGGGTGTCTGCCAGGTGTGGTGGCCTGGTACTGATGAGCAGCCAAAGGAGACATGAATGAGCAAGCCCCTCAGTGGTAAGCGTTCCTTCGAAGCTATGGGACGAAGCGATAAGGATCGAGGCGTGCCATACGGCCTGCGGCGCAACGCAATGCTGTCGTGGCCGCGGTGGGCCCAGCAGGCCTATTGCAGGGGGCGCGTGATGCAGAGCCGGAATTTCGCGAAGGCAGCGCTGTATGCCTCAAGAGGGTAGCGCGGTCTGCGAAACACCCGCCACAACGGGTGTCTGCCAGGCGTGGTGGTACTGATGAGCAGCCAAGAGGACTTAACCATGGGCAACGTGACAATCTCTATTTGGACCCTGTTGATCGCTGCGGTCGTCATCGCTAGCGGCTTCGCTTGCCTCGGTGCCCTAGTGGCTGCCTTCTGCAAAGGCTGGGCCGCTGAGAGCCGCCAAATCAAACAAGAAGAGGACCGTTAAAAATGCGTGAACTGATGCTCGCAGCATCGCTGCTGGGTTCCATGCTCGTGATCGCCTGCGTGGCATACATCGGGCACAAGCGCTTCGAGAAGCGCTGCGAAAAAAAATGAATAAATCATCGCCATGGCGCAGAACGAATCATCGATTCTTCTGTCCACTTGCTAACCCGTTTCCATAGGCCATCGACTCCATGCTTGATCGCGCCATCCTCGCCAAGATCCACGTCGCTAAGAAGCAGTTGGCCTTTGCCAAAGAGCTAGCCGAGTTGATCGGTCTTGCGGAAACCATCGCGTTCGTGCGCGCGTTTGGAGGCCTGGACCTCTGGATTCCGAAGGGGCGCAGAGAGCTAGGCAGCGCCAGGTATGAGGCCATCGCTGAGGTTGTCGGCGCCGAGGCCGCAGAAAAGCTGATCGCGCGGTATGGCGGCGATCGTATGTACGTTCCTCGGTGCCAGCGTTCCATGACCGAGGAGCGGTGGTCGAGGATCATTGGCGAGTTCGACCGCGGTGCAAGCGCTCCCGAGCTTGCGTTAAAGTACCGGCTGTCTGAGCGGGCAATCTGGAAAATCCTAAAGAAGCCTGTCAGTTCGGACAATGTTGGTCCAGCTCAACAACAGCTCTTCTGACGGGAAAATCAGGATGCTTGCACGATTGGTACTTCTTGCGGCCTTCACAGCCTCTACATCAGCGTATGCACAGTTCACGGGACTTCGGCCATTGACGCTGACACAGTTCCAAAACACATTTAACGGATATGCAAGCGAAGACAGGGAGCCGTCGCTCCGTATCGGTAGGTGTGCAACCGAAACGGTTCCCGGAAAGCCGCTGCAGCCCTTTACCTGCAGATCCTCTGGTCCCCTCGGAATCGTTGGCAATCTGAATCCGGACAAGACGATTCACGACACATGGATGGTCTACCAAGCAACCGACGTCGCTTCCCGGCAATCTATGCTTCATGCCGCTGCTTATATCGTGCGCACGACGCGCTACGACGAAGCCAGGGATCACATTGCTATTGCTCAGCGCCTGCTTCTTGAGGCCAGAAGAAAGCCGGGCGCCATCGCAAAGGAGGATCACGCGGGGGTGAGTTTCGCTGCATCTTCCGACGATGGCGACAAGTACGATTTTATTTCTGAACCGGCCAAGCGTCGATAGGACTGGCAAGCATCACTGCTCACAGGGCGGCTTCGGCCGCCCCTGTTTGTTCCTGAACCCCGTCATGATCTGCCGAATGCGTCGTATTGCTTACCTTTGCGGCATGCGCGCATCGGGTTGAAACCTCCCATCCCGACCTTCCTGGCCACCGTGGTGCGCGCCCCTGGAGCGCTCCATGGACAGACAGAAGCTCCTCGCCGAACTCAAGCGCGACGAGGATTTGCGGCTCAAGCCCTACGTTGACACGGTAGGCAAGACCTCCATCGGCATTGGCCGCAATCTCGACGACGTCGGTATCTCGCAGGAAGAAGCCATTTTCCTGGCGCAGAACGACATCGACCGCACCATGCCATGGCCGACCTGGATGCGAAGCTGCCCTGGTGGCGCCAGCTCGACGAGGTGCGCCAGCGCGTCATCGTCAACATGTGTTTCAACATGGGCATTGGCAACGCGGCGCTGGGCAAGGGCTTGCTGGGTTTCGTGAACACCCTCGCCAAGGTGAAGGCAGGCGACTACCAGGGCGCGGCCGATGGCATGAAGGCATCGAAGTGGTACGGCCAGGTCGGCGCTCGTGCCGAGCGCCTGGTGAAGATGATGCGCACGGGGGTGGCGGCATGAAGAACCGCGTCGCTATCCTCATGTCCGCGGCGCTGCTCAGCGCCGGCGGTCTCGGCGCCATGATCGCCCACTCGGAGATGTCCAAGGCCGTCCCGACCCACACCATCAGCGTTAAGCGCCGCAAGAGCTCCGCCGAAGACCTGGTCAATCGCTACGTCCTCTCGTACCAGATCCGCAAGACCGGCTGGAGCGTGGCGCAAGGCAAGCGTATGGCCACGAAGGTGCGCAATCGCCGTCGTAACAAACGCGCGCACGGAGGATGCTGATATGGCACTCAAAGACGTTCTGCCCGTCTTGACGAAGCTGGCGCCGATGATCGCTACCGGTCTCGGCGGACCGTTGATTGGTGGCGCTGTCGCCGCGCTGGAAGCCGTCTTCGGCCTCTCGCCGAGCGCTGGCCAGAGCATGGACGATCGCCAGCAGACCCTGGCCACTGCGATCGGCGGCGCCACGTCAGACCAATTGCTCGCACTGCGCAAGGCCGACCAGGACTACCAGGCGCGCATGGCCGAGGCCGGCTTCAAGAATCAGGAGGCGCTGGCCGCTCTCGCATTCCAGACCGAACAGGCCTACCTCACCGATACTCAGGACGCACGCAAGGCCAATGCCCAGAATGAGCGCGTGTTCTGGTTCGGCATGGTCGTGATGACGACCTTTGCTGTGATCATGTTCGCCGCGCTGTGGGGATCCTACCTCCTGCTGATCGGCGATATCACGGTGAAGGACGCCGCGATCGCCGGCATGGTGTCCGGCTTCATTGGCACGATCATCGGCTACGTCGCAGCCAACGCCCAGCAGGTCGTCAGCTTCTTCTTCGGCAGCTCGCGCGGCTCGGATCACAAGACCGACGCAATGACCACGGCCTTCTCCGCTGCGTTCAACAGCAAGTCCGGCACTGGGGCACCCCGTTGACCCCAGACATCTTCGACCGGGCGACCGAGGCGGAAGAACGGCACCGCGAAGACGCGATCGCCCAGGCGCGCGCCCGCGCCCATGCCACTCACGAAAGCCGCGCTGACTGCGCCAAGTGCGGCGAGCCGATCCCAGAGGCCCGTCGCCTGGCCGTGCAGGGCTGCACCCTTTGCATCGACTGCGCCCGCTGGCGCGAACAACATCAACCCGGACGCCGTTAAATGCCACTCGAACCCGAAGAACTCCGCATCCTGGGCCGCATCGAAGGCAAGCTCGACGCGCAGGCAGAGAATTTCAAACAGATGGCGACGGCCATCAGCAATCTGGAAATCAAGCTGGGCGGCCAGATCGCCGATATCGATCGGCGCCTGCGCGAACTTGAGATTGCCAACCCGAGCCGGCTTCAGGAGGAGCAGGAGGACCACGGACGCCGTATTGCGTCACTGGAGCGCAGCAGCGCCATGACAGGCGCTATTGCCGGTGCGGGCGCCAGTGTGGGGATGGCCGTCGTCGTCGAACTCCTGAAGCGCAAGCTCGGGATGTAACGCATGGCAAAGTCCGAAGAAACCCGTGCCCTGCTGCGCAAGCACTATGTGTTTGATCGTCTGTCCCTGGAACAGGCAGCCCGGCTCGCCGATGTCTCGTACACCACGGCAAAGCGCTGGAAGGAACGTGCAGCCGAGGGCGGTGACGACTGGGACAAGGTCCGCACTGCGGCGGTGCTGGCGGGCGGCAGCGTCGAGCAGCTCTCGCAGCAGATCCTGACCGAGATGCTGGTCCAGTTCAAAGTTCAATGCGGTACTCGAGATGGTTAAGGCCGACGAAAAGATGCCCGCCACGACCCGCGTCGAGCTGCTCACCAGTCTCATGGACAACATCCACAAGAGCCTGGCTGCCCTGCGTCGATTCATGCCGGAAGTCAACGGTCTTGCGGTGGGCATGCGCATCGTGCGCGGCCTGGCTGAGTTCATCCAGGAACGATTCCCGCAGCATGGCGCCGCTTTCGTGGAGATCCTGGAGCCGTTCGGCGACGTGCTGCCGAAACTTGTGGCGGAAGTGAAGTGAAAGACAAGGACTTCAAGGCCCAGATCGCGGCCCTCGCGGAAAGCCTGCGCCGCAAGATCGAGAGCGAGGTTATGGGCTTCGAGCCCGGCGAGGCGGCCGCGGCCGAGCGGCGCGAGCGCGTCGACGGCGGCGACCTGGAGTACTTCGCCCGGACGTACTTCCCGCACTACGTTAAGCACGAGAACAGCAAGCTCCACGACTACCTGTACAAGCGCCTGCCGCAGATCGCCGGTACCGGCGCGCGCGAGGCGATCGCCGCGCCCCGCGGCAATGCCAAGTCGACGGTGGTCACCCAGATCTACACCGTCTGGCGTGTGGTGACCGGTCGCGCCTGGTATCCCTGCATCGTCATGGACGCCTTCGAGCAGGCCGCCGAGATGCTGGAGGCCATCAAGGCCGAGCTCGAGTTCAACCCGCGCCTGGCGAACGACTTCCCGGCCCACTGTGGCCAGGGCAAGGTCTGGCGCTCTGGCGTCGCTGTGACGCCGTCTGGCGTCAAGCTGGAGGCCTTCGGCTCCGGCAAGAAGATCCGCGGCCGCCGGCACGGCCCGCACCGTCCCGACTGGGTGGTGCTCGACGACGTGGAAAACGACGAGAACGTCGAGAGTCCCCAGCAGCGCGACAAGCTGGAGCGCTGGATCGACCGGTCGGTGCTGTCCCTGGGCAGCACCGACGACACCATGGACGTGGTGTTCATTGGCACGATCCTGCACTACGACTCGGTGCTGGCGCGCAAGCTGCGGCACCCGCTATGGAGCCACCGGATCTTCAAGTCGATTCTGGAATGGCCCAGCGACATGGCGTTGTGGGACCGCTGGGAGGAGATCCTCCTTAACGCCCCCACCAAGGACGAAGGCGAAGCCATGGGCCGCGCCTTCTACGAGTTGCACCAGGTCGACATGGATGCCGGTGCTGTGGTGCTCTGGCCGGCCGGTCAGCCGCTGTACAAACTCATGGTTAAGCGCGCGCGCGACGGCCATGATGCCTTCGACAGCGAGCAGCAGAACGACCCGTCGACTGGCGCCGATGCCCCGTTCGCCAACAGCGTCCACTTTTGGGTCAATCGCCTGGCGCACTGGATCTTTTACGGCGCCTGCGATCCGTCTCTCGGCAAGTCGGGTGGTAGCCGGGATCCGTCGGCCATTGGCATCGGTGGTCTGAATCGGGAGACCGGTGTGCTTGACGTGGTTGAGGCGCAGATCCGCAAGCGACTGCCCGACCGGATCATCGAGGACATCATCAAGCTCCACGACGAGTATCGCTGCCAGGTGTGGGTGATCGAGGCGGTCCAGTTCCAAGAGTTCCTGCGGACGGAACTGGTTAAGCGCAGCGCCGCGCGCGGCATCGCGGTACCGGCACGCGCAGTTACCCCGCATACGGACAAGATCCTGCGGATCGAATCGCTGCAGCCGCACATGGCAAACGGCGTGATCCGGTTGCACATCAGCCAGCACACCTTGATCCAGCAGTTCAAGCACTTCCCGAAGGCGGACCACGACGACGGGCCGGACATGGTGCAGATGCTGTGGATGGCGGCTCAGAGCGGTATCTACCGCACTTCCGTGACTTCGGCCGGTCGCCGCGTCAGCGGCGGCCGCATGGCCGACTACACCAACATGAACTCGTGAGCGTTAAATGAGCGACCAGGACAACCCGAAATCGCAGCAGCCTGTGATGCACCAGGTCGCGCACGTGCTGCGCGACCCGTTCCAGGCGTTCTACTTGAACCTGATGCGGGCCGACGACTCGACGCTCGCCACCCGCGGCGGCGGCGCCGGGTTGCGCATCTACGACGAGATCGAGCGCGACTGCCATGCCTACAGCGTGCTCCAGAAGCGCAAGATGGCCGTCGTCTCCCGGCCATGGTTTATCGAACCGGCCAGCAGCAGCCGCCTCGACAAGAAGGCGGCAGACATCGTTAAGGAAAACATCACCGCCATCCAGTTCGACCGGATCTGCGTCGACCTGCTTGATGCCGTGCTCAAGGGGTACTCCGTCGGCGAGATCATCTGGGACGTCCAGGGCAGCGAGATCCGGGCCCAGGATGTGATGGCGCGCGAGCAGAAGCGCTTTGTCTTCGACGTCGACTACAAGCCACGCCTCATCACGCTGGAGAACATGCTGGAGGGCGAAGAGCTCCCTGAGCGCAAGTTCATCATCCACCGATTCGGCAGCAAGGTCGGCAACCCGTACGGCCTGGGCCTGGGAACCCGTCTGTTCTGGCCGGTCTTCTTCAAGCGCCAGGGTATCCAGTTTTGGCTCACCTTCTGCGACAAGTTCGGCTCGCCCACGGCCGTCGGGACGTATCCCCAGGGCACCAGCGAACCGGACCAGGACCGCCTGATCGCGTCGCTGCAGTCGATCGCCACCGACTCGGCGATCGCCGTGCCCCAGGGCATGGAGGTTAAATTGCTCGAGGCCGCGAAGAGCGGCTCGGTGACCACCTACGAGCAGCTCTGCCGCTATATGGACGGCGAGATCTCCAAGGCGACCCTGGGGGAGACCCTGTCGACCGAGCTGCGCGGAGGCGGCAGCCTGGCCGCCAGTCGCACGCACAACGAGGTCCGGCTCGAGCTCGTACAGGCCGACGCGGACCTGCTGACCGACTCGCTGGCCTGCACACTGATCCGCTGGCTCGTCGAGTACAACTGCCCCGGCGCTGGCGTGCCGGCGGTGCGCCGCGATGTGCGGCCCGCCGAAGACCTGGCCGTCCGCGCCGGGCGCGACGTGCGCATCAAATCGCTCGGCTTCAAGCCCACGATGGATTACATCCAGGAGGTCTACGGCGAGGGCTGGGAAGTGGATCCGGCCGCAGCGCGCGCCGCTGCCCCTGCGGATCCGGGGAACCTGGATGGTGACCTGGCATTTGCGGAAGGCACGACCTTCGCAGACCAGAAGGCACTGGATGACGCCATCGCCGAGCTCGGCGGCGCACCCACCGAAGCACTCAAGGCGCTCCTGGCCCCGGCGCTCAAGGCCATCCAGGAGGCAGCCACGCCCGACGAGGCCATGGACGCGCTGCTCGAGGCGTACCCGAATCTTTCGACCGCCCAGCTCGAAGCCGTGCTGGCCAAGGCGTTCTTCGTAAGCGACCTGTGGGGCATGCTGTCCCGTCAGAGCCAGGTGGTGGGCGCATGAAGATCGACAGCCACGCGATCCTTGCGCAGGTCCGGGCCAACCAGGCGGCATTGAAAGGCTGCCCGGGCCCGCACGACTTTTCAGTCAACACCGAGCCGCAGCGGCTCGGCGGCCGCTGGCGTTGCACCAGGTGCGGCGGCGAGGTCGACTTCCTCGCCCGCCACTGGTATCAGAACGGCCTGGTCGACGGGGGCAAGTCGTGACGCGCGGCGCCGTCGACCTGGCGCATGCCTTCGGCCTGGAGCCCGAAGAGGCCGTTAAATACTTCGAGAGCAAGGGCTACGCGATCACCTGGGGCTGGCGCGACCTCTGGCAGCAAGCCCAGGCCAAGGCCTTCACCGTCGCCGGCGTGACCCAGGTTGACGTGCTGCAGGACATCCGCGGGGAACTGGACAAGGCCATCAAGGGCGGCACGACCTTTGCCGACTTCCGGGCGAACCTGCAGCCGATGCTCGAGCGTAAGGGCTGGTGGGGAAAGCTGGCCCAGACGGATCTTGAGACAGGCGAGATGGCCGGCAAGGGGCTCACACCGCGGCGCCTGCAGACGATCTTCCAGACCAATGTGCAGACCAGCTACATGGCCGGCCACTACCGCACCATGATGGCGAACGTTGCTGACAGACCGCACTGGAAGTATGTCGCGATCCTGGACGGCCGCACGCGTCCGGCGCATCGGCTCCTGCATGGCCGGGTGTTCCGCTATGACGATCCGTTCTGGGATGCGTTCTACCCGCCCAACGGCTTCAACTGCCGTTGCCGCGTCGACGCGCTCGACCGCGCTGACTTGGTCGACGGCAACCTGGTCGAGTCCAGTAGCGAAGGGCGGCTCACCACCGTCGATATCCCGCGGTCACGGCGCGATCGGCAGCCGGTGGAGGTGACGGGGTACCGCGACCCGGTGTCGGGCAAGACAATCGCACCGGATCCGGGCTGGAGCTACAACCCTGGGAAGAGCTGGGTACGGCCGTTCACGCCGGAACGGCTGGACGCACTGCCGAGCACCTTCCCACGCAGCATGCCGCTGCCGCCTCTGCCGCCGGCGGCGACGCTCGAGGGCGCCAAGATCCTGCCACCTGGTCAGCCACCCCAGCAGTATGCCGAGGCGTTCCTGCGCATGTTCGGTGCGGACAAGGACAAGGCGGTGGTCTATCGGGACGTCGTCGGCAACGAGTTGCAGATCAACGCCGGCCTCTTCCAGACCGGCGCGGGCAAGTGGAAGGTCGCCGGCGACAATGCCAGCGCCGGCGAGCTGCTCGCCACGGCCGCCATGGACCCGGATGAGATCTGGGTAGACTGGGACACCAGGTCGGCGGCAGGCCGCCTGGTGCGCCGGTATGTCCGCGAGCTGGATACCGACGAAGGCCAGCGCGGTCTTGCCGTGCTCGAGTATGGCCCCACGGGCTGGACCGGCGCGGTGCTGTTTCCGGCCAAGTCTGCTGGCGAGGCTTCGCCCGAGGCACAGCGCCGCGGCTACCTTCTATATAAGCGTCAATAGGGCCATCGACCATGCTCCGCACCACCGTCCGCACAGACACCCTCGACGGCGCCGCCAAGCGCCTGCAGCAGGTCGCCGCCGACCACTCGCCCATCACCCGCCAGATCGCCGGCATCATGCTGCATGCCGTCCAGGAGAACTTCCAACAAGGCGGTCGCCCGCGCTGGGCTGGCCTCAAGGCGCCACGGGCCACGCCGGAGCGGGTACGCCGCCACCTCAAGATGGGTCGCGGCATTCTCGCCAGTGGTGCCTGGAGCATCAAGGTTGCCGGCCGTATCGCTGGTAGCATGAATAGTCACCAGGTGCTCCAGGACACCGGGCGGCTGGTGAAGTCCATCACCAGCTACAGCGATGCCAACACCGCGGTGGTCGGCACCAACGTCGTCTATGCAGCCATCCACAACTTCGGCGGCAAGACCAAGCCTCACGTCATCCGGCCGCGGTACAAGAAGGCGCTCTCCTTCAACGGAATTGTGCGCAAGGCGGTGCGGCACCCTGGCAGCGACATCCCGGCCCGCCCCTTCCTGACGCTCACGGCGCTCGACGAGGACAAGATCCTCAGTGCCGTGCATAGCTATCTGCTCGGTCTGCTATGACTAAGCGTTAAAACACGCTCAGAGCAAAAATCCCTCCTTGGGTAGGCGATGGTACGTCCCGGGTTGCGTGGTAGCCTTGGCGGTGGTTAAACATACGGTTAAACCCGATGCGCGAAACGGTCGTGCATCGCCACCCCGAGAGCCGCAATGTGGAGGGACCATGGAAGTGACGATGAAGCGTGATTGGGAACTTGTTCGCGCAATCCTGACCAAGCTGGAGGAGCAATCACCCAACGCCAATGCACTCGACGGCGATAGCTTCCCAGACTACGACTCCTCTGTGGTCGTATATCACTACAGCATCATGGAGCAGGCCGGCTTGATCAGCGCTCGGATTGACTCGAATATGGACGAGCGTTACTGGTTTGGCTTGGCAATCGCACTGACGTGGCAGGGCCACGAACTCCTGGCGAACATACGCAGCGATACGGTCTGGACAAAGCTCAAGAAGACCGTCTCGGAAAAGGGCCTTGCGCTCGGCTTCGATGCCATCAAGGCCGCCGCTACGGCCTACATCAAGTCCCAGTTCGATAACTGACAGGGCCGAACAGATGATTACACGCATGATCCATCTAAGGCAGCTGGGCAGCGATCCCTGGGTTCTGCCCATCTACACTCGAGCAAACCAGACGCAGCAGTACCGGGGACGCGACCCACTACCTGACACGGTAACGAGGCTTGGACTACGGATAACAATGCGTCTTAACCTCTTGCCGAGCCTGATTGGCCGCCTCAATAGTGATATGGAGCTGCTTCTCGAGCAGGCGAGAGGAGCGATGCAGCCTGAGCATGTTTTCACGCCCAGGCACCAAGATGCTATTGCTCTTCAAGTTGACGACCACCTTAAGTACCTGGTGATCTGCAACCTGCACGCGTTTGTCTCTGAGCTGGACGCCTGCATGGACCATATGAAGCAATTCATGGAAACCGTCCACGATTATGTCGGCCAGCCGATAGACGACCTCAAACGCAAAGAGATCATCAACGGCTGGATGGCAGCCGACGGCATTGACCCAAAATGGGTTGTGCGCCTCGCTGGCGCGAGGAACTATGTTGCTCACACTGGCCCCCTTTACCTGGGCATCGACATCAGCAACGAGCCGTGGGATCTTCTATTGCTCAAGGACAACGTCGCTATTCCAACGCCCAAGCAGTGCTTCCGCCTCACAGAACTCGACAGGATTGCCAGAGGTTTCACTGCATGCAAGGCTGCGCTTCAGCGGCACCTAATGACTTTGCTTAGCTAGTTCCGGTCGCGGCCACCTGGCCTGTGACCGAACCCGTTCTAGCTGATCCGCTGCGCCGCCAGTCTCGATACTGGCGGCATGACCAAAGCCCTCCATATCTTCAAGACCGGTACGCACACCTCCATGGAGGGTGCGGCGCTCTCGTTTTCGGAGAGCGACCTGGCGGCCACCGCGGCGGCCTACGACCCCGCGGTGCACGAGGCCCCCATCTGCGTGGGCCACCCCAAGCACGATCTGCCTGCCTACGGCTGGATCAAAAGCATCGCCGCCAAGCCTGACGGCCTGTTCGCGGAAGAGCAGCAGCTCGATCCGGCGTTCGCGGAGATGCGCGAGGCCGGTCGCTTCAAGAAGATCTCGGCTTCCTTCTACGCCCCAGACTCGGCCAGCAATCCCAAGCCCGGCGTCTGGTATCTGCGCCACGTCGCCTTCCTGGGTGCCCAGCCACCCGCCGTTAAGGGGCTGCGCAACCCGCAGTTCGCCGACGGCGAGCAGGGCGTAGTGACTGTCGATTTTGCCGATTGGGACGATGTGGTCAATGCCGGCCTGTGGCGCCGGATGCGCGACTGGTTCATCGGCCGCTTCGGCCTGGACGAAGCTGACAAGGTCATCCCCGACTACCAGATCGCCTCCCTCGAGGAGGCAGCCCGCCGCGAAGACATGGATACCGGCATCGGCATCCCGCCCTCGTTCACCGAACACCACCAGCAGGAGAGATCCGTGATGCAACCCGATCAGGCCGCCATCCTGGCCGCCGAGAAATCCGCCCGCGAGGCCGCCGAGGCCAAGCTCAAGCACGCCAACGACCAGTTGGCCGCCTTCGCGGAAGCCGAAAAGAAACGTGTCGCCGAGGGCCGCCTGGCTGACGCCACCAGCTTCGCTGACCAGCAGGTTAAGGAAGGCCGGATCCTCCCGGCCGAGCGGAACACCGTGATCGCCGTGCTGACCGCCGTGCCCGCCGGCACCGAAGCCAGCTTCGGCGAGGGCGACCGCGCGGTTAAGGGTGACCCCGCCGCGCTGCTCAAGGGCCTGCTCGAAAAGATGCCCGCCCGCGTCACCTTCGGCGAAGCCGCCCGCGCTGACAACACCGGCGCTCCGGCTCCGGCCGCCGGCGTATCGCTGCCGCCTGGTGCGAACGTCGACCCCGTCCGCCTCGAGCTGCACAACAAGGCCGTCGCCTACGCCGAATCCAAGGGCGTCGACTACGCCACGGCCGCTTCCATCGTTTCCCAGCAAGGAGCCTGACCGTGAGCCAGCAAGCCAATGCCATCTTCACCCTGTCGGTGAAGGCCGCCGCAGCCATTGCGGCCCAAACCTTCGTGTCGCCCACGGGCGGCGTCCCGGCCGCTGGCGGCAATGCGCTGGGCGTGGCCAAAACCGATGCCGCCGCCGGTGACATGGTGGCCGTCGACACCCTGGGTACGGCGGTCGTGATCGCGGGTGCGGCCATCGCCGCCGGCGCCGCCATCGAGGTGGACGGCGCCGGCCGCGCCATCACCCAGAACGCCGGCAAGACCGTCGGCCGCCTCAAGTCCTCCCAGTCGGCCGGTGCGCTCGGCGACCTGGTCGAGGTGATCCTGATCCCGAACTGATCCACGCTTAACACATAGGAGTCGTCTATGACGCAATTGCTCAATCTCGGCCAGGCGCGGGTTGTCGATCCGATCCTGACCACCATCGTCCAGGGCTATACCAACGGCGAGCTGGTCGGGAACTTCCTGTTTCCCGTGGTCCCGGTCGAAGTTTCCGGTGGCAAGGTGATCCAGTTCGGCAAGGAAGCCTTCCAGCTCTATGACACGCAGCGCGCCCCGGGCGGCCGCGCAGCGCGCATCAACGCCGGCTACCAGGGTGTCCCGTATGCCCTGGAAAACCACGGCCTGGACGCGCAGGTCCCGGACGAAATTTCCCGCGACGCGCAGCGCGTGCCTGGTATCGACCTGGCGAAGGTGTACATCAAGACCGTCCAGGATTCGCTGGGTCTGGGAGTGGAAGTGGCCCAGGCCACGATGGCGCGCGATGCCACCAAGTACGACGCGAACCACAAGCTCGCCCTGGCGGGTACGGCCAAGTGGAGCGATCCGTCCAGCGATCCCGCGGCAAACGTCAACGCGGGGCGCGAGGCGATCCGTGCGAGTACCGGCCGCTATCCGAACACGCTGCTGCTGTCGGCCATGGCCTTCACGGCGCTGCGCTTCCATCCCAAGATCCTCGAAAAGTTCAAGTACACCAGCTCCGCTTCGATTACCGAAGACATGCTGGCGAAGTACTTCAATGTTGACAGGGTCGTGGTGGGTGGCGCAGTCAAGGCCGACGACAAGGGCAATTTCACCGACGTGTGGGGAGCGGACGCAGTCCTGGCCTACGTGCCGATCCGTGCCGGCAACCTGTCCGAGGCAACCAAGGTTGGCGCCACCATTCAGCAGCCGTCCTATGGCTACACCTACACGATGCGCGGTCACCCGAACGTCGAGCAGCCGTATCGTGACAATCCGTCCCGCAGCTGGGTGTATGGCCTGAACTGGGAACGCGCTCCGGTGCTGTCCGGCATCACCTCGGGCTTCCTGTTCCAGACCGTCGCATAAGGGGAGCGTCATGCCGAAATTTTGGGTGCTGACCCCTCTCCTGACCGCAGAGGGACGTCTGGAGCCGGGTGAAGAGGTGGACCTCAAGCCCAAGGAAGCCCGCGAGCTGCTGGCCGCCGGCGCAATCTCGAAAGAGAAGCCCGTCGCTGTGCCGGTCACGACGGATTCTGCTGCCACTGCGACGCAGTTTGACCCGGCATGGCTCAACGCCTTGCGACTCCACCCCGGCAGCTGAACCGGCTGCCGCCCAGACCTCGACCGCGGCCGATGGCGGTCAAGGCGACGGCACCGGCGCCCAGAAGTCGGAAGGTTAAGGACGCCTCGTGCCATACGCCACCGTCGACGATATGACCCGGATCTTCGGTCAGCGCGAGATGCTTGCGCTGACCGACCGGGACACGCAGGGTGTCATTGACGCCGCCGTGGCCACCGATGCGCTGGCCGGCGCCGAGTCCGAAATCAACGGCTACCTGGCGCGCCGCTATGTGCTGCCGCTCGATGCCGCAGATCCGATGCTCAAGACCGTTGCCTGTGCGATCGCCAGGTACCGCTTGACAGGCTCGGAAGCCACCGAGACTCAGCCTGTGCGGGACCGGTACCGGGATGCCGTGCGCTGGCTGGAGCGCGTCGCCGATGGCGACGTGCTCCTAGTCGATGCCACCGGTCGCGCCCTGGGCGACCCGGGCAAGTCCGGCATGGGCAGCGTTAAATCCGTGCCAGGCCGCCGCGTGTTCAGCGACGGTAGCCTGGCCGACTACCGGTTCCGCGAATGATCGGCCTCGTCGAATCCAAGATCGTTGCCGCCATCAAGGCGGCCGAGTTGGCGTATCCGCTCAAGTTCGTCGGCAGCTACGGCGGCGAGTTCGATGACGACATCGGGCTGGTCGTGCGCAACTTCCCCGGCGTGTGGGTGACCTTTGGTGGCAGTCTGAACAAGCCCCATGGCGTTTCGAAGGACAAGCAGCTCGTGACTGCGCGTTTTGCCGTGGTGGTCGGCGCCAGGAACGTGCGGGGCGAGGAAGCGACGCGCCAGGGCACCACCGGGCCCAATGGTGCGGTGATCGAGCCTGGCACCTATCGCATGCTGGAAGACATTCGCGGCGTGTTGTGGGGTACTGACTTCGATCTGCCCATCCAGGCGCTGGAGCCGCGCGACGTTAAGACGCTCTACAACACCAGGCTCAACGATATGGCGCTGTCGGTGTTCGCCCAGGAGTACGAGACCTGCTGGATCGAGCAGAAGCCTACCGGCGATCTCCCGCTGCTCAAGGTGGTCGGCATGACGTACACGGACGCGGCCGACCCGTCGAGGGTAGTTTCCACCGACACCGTGATACTTAACACTTAGGAGCGAATCGTGCGCGTTAAAGCTGCACCGGGCATCCGGTTTCCCCGCGAGGACAAGCCTCGCAACTATATCGAGCAGGACGAGACCGAGGTACCTGCCACCGCCTACTACCTGAAGGCGATCGTGGACGGCGACCTGGTCGACCTGGACGCCGCCAAGCCGGCAGCTTCCAAAGCGGCCGCTTCCACCAACACCACGGCTTAACCATCAGGAGCCGACGCCATGACGAGCCCTAACATCAGCTTCGACAAGATCCCGTCCTCGATCCGCAAACCGGGCAAGTACTTCGAGTTCAACACCAAGCTGGCGGTGCGGACCCTGCCGGGCAATCCGCAGCTCGTCGTGCTGATCGGCCAGCGGCTGGCCGCCGGCTCCGTGTCGGCAACTACCCTGGTCAACGTCTTCAGTGATCAGCAGGCTGGCGACTACTTCGGCCACGGATCCCAGCTGCACCTGATGGCTCGCGCTGCCATCAAGGCGAACCCGTACCTGCAGCTCTCCGCCATCGCCCTGGACGATGCCGCCGGCTCCGTTGCGGCATCTGGCAGCTTGGCACTGGCAGGCACTGCCACCGCCGGTGGGTCGTTTGCGATCAAGATCGGCAACGCGGATCCCATCGCTGTGGCCGTCTCCGTGGGCGACACGGCCGCCGTGGTGGCCACCGCCATCAACACCGCGCTGGCCAGCCTGGTCGACCTCCCCGTCGCCGCTGCCGTCAATGCCGGCACCGTGACCTTGACCGCCAAGAACAAGGGCTCCCAGGGCAACCTCATCCCGGTCACCATCCTCCAGAACGTCGCCGGCATCGTGCCGACCGTAACGGCCATGTCGGCGGGTGCCACCGACCCGGTGCTCTCGTCGGCACTGACTGCCATTTTCCCGGCCGGCCACAACATCGTCTGCTCCGGCCTGAACGACCAGGTCAGCCTGACCGCACTGCGCACGCACCTGGCGTCGGTTGGCAGCCCGATGGAACAGCGTGATGCGCTGGGCGTCTATGCCACCACCGGCACGCTCGGCGCCGCCTCGACGCTGGCCGGCCTGATCAACGACGGCTTCACCACCACGGCATTCCTGCGTGCCACCCGCAGCCTACCGTGCGAGCTGGCCGCGGCTTATGCCGCAGTGATCGCGTCGGAAGAAGATCCAGCGCGGCCGCTCAACACCCTCGAGCTGGTCGGCATTGATGTCCCCGACGCCTCCCAGTGGCTGGGCCGCACCGAGCAGGAGAACCTGCTCTACAACGGCGTCACGCCCATCGAGATCGGCCCGGGCCAGAAGGTGCAGATCGTGCGCGCCATCACCACCTATCTGGTTGACCCCCAAGGGGTGCAGGATCCCTCCATGCTGGACGTGACGACGCCGCGCACGCTCTTCTATATGCGCAAGGCCTACCGCCAGCGTATCGCCCTGCGCTTCCCGCGGGAGAAGCTCTCTGGCCGAACCGCGCCGAAGGTCCGCAGCGAGCTGCTCGACGTCTCGTACAAGGCCGAAGAGCTGGAGATCATCGAGAACGTCGACCAATGGAAGGACTATCTCCTGGTCGAGCGGGACAGCCAGGACGTGAGCCGCCTGAACGCCAAGATCCCGACCGACGTGGTCAACGGTTTCCACATCTTCGCCGGCCGCCTGGATCTGATCCTCTAACGATTTAACGCCATAAGGAGCCATCATGGCAATTCCGAAGGAGTACCTGGGCGCGATCGTCCTCGAGGTCGATGGTCGCGAGATCGAGATCGAGAGCTACCAGGTCGACGATGACACCGGCCGCAAGCTGGTGAAGACCATGAACCGCACCGGGCGGCCGTCGGGCTTCACCCAGGGTGTGGGCGAGTACAGCCTCTCCCTGACCGCGCCTATCCCCGTCGACGCGTCGGAGGAGGTCGACTGGGCCTCGATCGTGGGCGCCAAGCTGACCCATTACCCGAGCACCACCACGGGCAAACGGATCAGCTTCCTGGGCTGCTTCACGCTGAAAGTCAGCGAGAAGTACCAGGTCGACAACGAGGCCAAGCGTGACATCACCATGGCGGCCATCAAGAGGGTGAACGAGTAATGGAGACCACGATCACGGTTAAGGGGCAACTGCTCGACGGCGTTGCCTATGACGACCTGGTGCACGTCGAGTTCGAGATCCGGCCGGCGAGCGTCGAGGACCAGCTCCTTGCGCTCGAGGACGTAGCGGCCGATTCGACCGACGAGGACGTGGATAAGGGCGTGCACGAAGCCCGCATCCGCCTGGCCATGGTTGTGCGCCAGATCGTTTCGCTGGGCACCATCCCGCGCGAGAAGATCTCCTACGCCTGGTTGCGGCACTGGCTCTCCCCCGACGACTTCGACGTCCTCTACCAGAAGTCGGAGGAAGCCCGAAAAAAGCGGCGCGCGCTGCCGAAGGCCGGCGCGACTTTCTGATCGTCTCCGCCGCATTCTGGCAGCGCGCCGGTGTCACCGAGGCGCAGCTGCGGACCATGAGCCTGGCCGAGCTGGATATGCGCGCCAGGCTCTACTTCCCCGAGAAGGGCAAGGGCAACGGTACCAGGTTCGTCAATCAGCGGTTGTTGCGCAAGAAACAGAAGCCGCAATAGCGTTAAATCACCGAGGCCAGCATGTCTAGTAAGCAACTCGACCTGGCGCTGGTCCTGGCCCTCAAGGACAGCGCCAGCGGCCAGCTGAGCAAGAACCTCAACCAGGTCGCCGATAGCGCACGCAAGCTGGCCACCCAGGCCGACACCCTGGAGAAGGGATTCGACGGCGTCTCCCGGAGCATCCAGGGTGTGGCCGAGGCCGGCCGGATCCTGGGAAGCCGTCCGATCCCCCAGACCCTCACGCAGTACTTCCGCCAGGTGGTCCGCGAAGCGAACTTGGCGGAGCGCTCCATCCGCGCGATAGGCACCACGCTCGGACGCGGCTTCCAGATCGGCGGTGCGTTCAAGGCCGGCCAGATGGTGCTGGCCGACCCTATCCAGCGTGCCGCCAACTACGGCGTGACCCTCGCACACATGGCGAACACCGCCTATGCCGGCCGCCCCTTGGAGGAGCGGAAGGCGGGTATGCGCTTCCTGAACGAAGCGATCGAGAAATCGGTACGCGTCGGCGGTGGCACGCGAGAAGGCGCCGCCGAGACCATGGACTCGCTGATCGCGCGCAACGCGATCGGCAGCCCGAAGGATGTCGCCGCGCTGATGCCGACCATCATGATGGCGGCCACGGCCGGCAAGGCTGACCCTATCGAGATCGGCAAGATCGTCTCGACCGCCGTTAAAACCGGTGGCATCAAGGTTGGCGAGATCCCGGACGTCCTGGGCGGCGCACTCTACGCCGGCCAGCAAGGCGGCTTCGAGCTCAAGGACATGGCAAAGTGGCTGCCGGAGCAGATGGCCATGGCAAAGAAGGCCGGCCTGACCAACAAGTCCGGCATGGCCAAGATGCTCGCGCTCAACGAACTCTCGATCGATGCCGCCGGGTCGACCGATGCAGCCGGCAACAACGTCCGCGACTTTCTGCACGAGCTCAACGCCACGAACACGGCAAACCACCTCAAGCGCTTCTCGATCGACAAGAAGAGCGGCCGGATCCTCGAAAAATCGGGCCACAGTCGCGGCGGCGACCATATCGATCTGGGCGCCACGCTCGCGGCAAACGCCGAAAAGGGCATCTCGGCAGACGACACCATGATCTCGCTTGTGCGCAACATCGCCGAGAGCAACCCGAAGTTCCAGGCCATCAAGAAGAAGTACCTGGCGTCCAAGGCCTCGGGCGACAAGTCGGGGGCGACCGAGAACTACCAGGCAGCCTATGACATTCTGCTAGGCGCTGGCGTGGGAAAGATCTTCCACAACCAGCAGGCACTGCTCGGTGGCATTGGCGCCATCATGGACCCTGAAGGCTACCGGAACATGGTTAAACAGTTCCGGGAGAACATGACGGACCTGCCCATCCGGGACAACATGGCGCTGATCCAGGACACTGCCGGGTTCAAGATGCAGCAGTTCGAGAATGAGCGCCAGTTCGCCCAGCAAGCCGCCCTCGACAAGCTGACGCCGGCCCTGGGCACGCTCGCTGACAAGGCGACCGAGCTGTACCAGAAATACCCTGGCTACAGCGCAGCGATCGAGGGCGCCACGCTGGGGCGGGCTAACGGCGCTTGCGGCGGCAGCTGGCACGGCCGCACTGGTCGGCGTTCTGACCCGCGGCGCTCCGCTCCTGGGCGGTGCCGCTGGGGGTGCCGCCGCGGCCGGAGCCGGTGGTGCAGCTGCCGGCGCCGCGGGCGCGGCAGGCGCTGGGGCCAGTGCCGGATGGATGGCCCGCACGCTACCGTGGTTGGCTAAACCTGCGGCAGGCCTGTCCCTGCTGCTCCATAGTGGCGATCTCGGCGAAGGCGAGGACGCGGAGCTGGCCCGGCGCCGCGGCATGCCCGCCACCCTGACCAGTGTCGCAGCGCGCGTGCCAGACACCGCCCTGGTCGACGGGATCCGTGCCCAGCAGCAGACCATGCAGCAGACCGTCCAGGCACTCACACAGCTCGCCGACCGGCCGATGGTGCTCAAGAGTCAACTGGTGGTCGACGGCCGCGTCCTGGCGGAAGCGATCAGCGATATCGACGGCAGAGACGCTTCCAGGCACTAGGTAGCAGCGTAGACCGAACCCCTTCTGGCTGGCCTGCTTCGAGACGGCGGCATACCTTCCGGGTATGCGCCGCTGCTCCCACTTCCTCACTCGTCTCCGCCATGGCCTGGAAAGATAATCTCCTTCCGGCCAGCTTCCGTGGCGTTGCCTTCGAAGTGCTAAGCATCGAGGACACCCTGCGGCGCTCCGTCGCCGAGCACGAGTATGCCTACCTCGAGGGCACCGACACCGAAGATCTGGGCGGCAAGGGCCGGCGGCTCACGGTGCAAGCCATCTTCTGGGGCAACGACTATGAGACACGGCTCCGTGACTTCATAACCGCCCTCGAAACGCCAGGCGAGGGCGAGCTGATCCACCCGGTGTTCGGCAGCCGGCGGATGCAGCTCACCGGCGCGCGCATCGGCCACACCGCGGAAATGCCGGATGCGGCCACGCTGTCCCTTGAGTTCACCGAAAGCCGCATCGGCCAGTCGTTCTTCAATGCAACCCTGGCGGCATCCAAGCCGGACGCCGCTGCGAACGGCGCGGACACGTCCTGGCTGGCGGCCGTCAACAGCTTCCGCTTCGCGCTTCCATCGCTCAAGTCCCTGGTGCCAGGCGTCGCCGAGGCGCTCGCGCTGGCGGACGCGATCGACAGCAAGGTCGTGCAGATCCGCAACCTCGTTAGCGGGTACGTCAGCTCCGGCCTGAGCGCACTCAACTATCCCACGGCCTGGATGGGCGACATTCGTGGCTTGTTCCAGACCATCGCCGATCCGTTCCGCAACAGTGCGCTAACGCGCCTGGTGTCGAGCTCGAGCAGCGGCAACACTGCGCCGTCGCTGAATGTCGGCTCGGTCCCCGCGCGTCTGTCTGCGTGGAACTCGGGCACGGCGGCGGCATCCGAGGCAGTGACCGCTGGAGCCACCAGCACGGCTTCCTTCACCACCTTGCGCCTGGCGACCGAGGGAACGCTGAAGCAGGCCAACGCACTTGCCGACGCCCAGGTGCGCCTAGCCTCGACGCTGGCCCTGGTCGAGCTCGCCGCCGCCATCTTCAGCGCGGAGATCGACGACACGCCGACGCTCAACCCGGACGAAGTGGAGCAGATCACCAACGATGCCAGGGCCGCCCTCCAGGCGTCGCTCGATGATATGCGCACCGTCTTCGATGCCGAGCACGCCAGGTATATCACCGAGCCGCTGAAGACGACCGCCCTGGCAGTCCAGGATGCCGCCAGGGCAGTTCTGGTCCTGCGGCCGCCGGTGTTGGTCCGCCAGGCGCCGATCACGGGTAACCTGGCCCTGATCGCCTTCTCGCTGTACGGCGACTACACGCGCTGTTACGAGCTCGCGCGCCTGAATCCTCAGATCAAGCTGCCGAACTTCATCAAGGCTGGCCAGTTGATCAACGCCTACGCCTCATGAGCGCCTTCAATGATCGGGTCTCGCTGACCGTGGGCGGCCGGCAGCACTCTGGCTGGTCCTACTACGAGATTGACAGCAATCTGCTGATCCCTGCCGACGGCTGGCAACTCAGGCTTGCGCTAGAGTCGGGCCGGCTGCCACCCGTAGTGACCCGTGGTGCGCCCGTCGAGGTGCGCGTGAACGATAAGCTGGTGCTCACCGGCCGCATCGACACCATCCGGGACAAGGTGGCGAAGGATAGCCACACGCTGACCATCGCGGGGCGAGATGCGGCCGCTGTTCTCGCGGACTGCTCGGCGCCCATCTTCGTCAGCCGCAAGGCGACGCTGCCCGAGGTCGTCAGCAAGGTGGTCACCCCGCTGGGGATCACCAAGGTTCGCATCGAGTCGGCGACGAGTGTCTTCGAGAAGGTCAACGTCGAGCCGGGGGACTCGGCCTGGGAAGTCCTCGCCCATGCCGCCGAGGCGAACGGCCTTTGGCCCTGGTTCGATCCGGATGGAACGCTCGTCATTGGCGGGCCAGATTACACCCGCGCGCCGGTGGCCACGCTGGTCAAGCGATTCTCGGGCAAAGGCAACAACGTCGAGTCTATCGAGCGTGTCGACTCGATCGCGCGCTGCTATTCAGAGATCACCGTACTGTCCCAGTCGCACACCACCGAGCTGGAAGCGGCAAAGACCGTGGTTAAGGCGACCTATCGAGATCCATCCGTGCCCTGGTATCGGCCGCGGATCGTGATCGACCATGAGGCGAACAGCCAGCAAGCCGCAGCGGATCGGGCGCAGAAGCTGCAGGCGGACAGCCGGCTCAACGGATTCACCCTCGAAGCGGAAGTGGCTGGCCACACCATCCATGCACCTGGTGCGCCTGGCAACGGCTTGCTCTGGACGCCAGGGCAGCGCGTCGACGTACTGTCCGAGCCGCATGACATCAATGCCACCTTTTTCATGATCGGCCGCCGGTTAAGTGGCGGGCGCGATCGCCCGACGCTCACGCGGCTGACGCTCAAGGAAGACGGGATGTGGGTGATTAAGCCGCATCCGCACAACAAGCGCCATCGCCGCGGCCGCAATGGCATCGCCGGCGGCGAGGGCCAGATCTATGAGGTGGACGGCTAATGCAAGTGCAAGACGTTAAGCGGTTGATCGAGCGCGCACTGGGCCGCATCCGGTTACCCTTCCGGGGTGTCATCACGCACATCAACAATGCGCCGGACGTGCAGCTCGTCCAGCTCAAGGGCATGGCCGCGGGCGACGATTTGCAGGACAACGAGCTGTTCCAGCAGTTCGGCTTCTCGTCCAATCCGCCCTCGGGCACGCTCGGCGTGATCCTTCCGATAGGGGGCAAGACTTCGCAGGGCGTCATCATCGCCACTGAGAATGGTGAGCTACGCTTCAAGCCGCTCAAGCCCGGCGAAGCGGTAGTGTTCAACGCCTTCGGGGACCATGTGCTCATGCGCGAGAACCGCGTGACCGAGATCGTCTGCGATACGCTGCTGGTTAAGGCGACCACCAAGGTCCGCTTCGAGACGCCAGCGGTCGAAAACACGGGCACCCACCATTCGGATGGCGACGTGGGGAGCGGCGGCTCAATCACCGCGACCCATGACGTGGCTGACCAAGGTGGCACAAAGACCATGGCCGAGATGCGCCAGGTCCACGACGACCATGACCACCAGGAGCACGACGGCGGCACAACCAGCAAACCGAATCAGCTGACCTGACCGAACCCGTTCGCACTCATCCGAGACCGCTTCAATCCGCAGAATTGCGGGTATGGACATGGGCCTTGATCCTCTCACCGGCGACTATAGCGGCCAGGTAATTGACGACCTGGGTAACGCGGTCTACCTGCGCCTGCAGACGCCTCTGGGCAGCTGGTGGGCAGACCCGACCCTGGGCTCGCGCCTGCATGAACTGCAGCGCGAGAAGGATGTCCCCCGAATCCAGATTCTCGCCAAGCAGTATGCGGAGGAGGCCCTGCGGCCCATCCTGGACGATGGCCGCGCCACCTCCATCACGGTGGAAACCGAACAACCACACGACGGGCGCTGCCTTCTCCTGATTACCGTCGTTGACGCACAGGGCCGCAAGCGCGCGTTTAACCATCCCGTTAAGGTGGCTTGATGTCCTACCCTCTGCGCTCCATGGAGCAGATCCGCGGCGACATCCTGCGAGACCAGGCGAACCTGGATGACTCGGTCGACATCACCTCCGACAGCGACAACTTTGTGAGGGCCACGGGCGTGGCTGGCGCCGTCGAGGGCCTGTATCAGTTCCAGGCCTGGCAGACGCGGCAGATCTTCCCCGACACCGCCGACAGCGAGAACTTGCGCCGGCATGCGGCATTGCGACGGATTTTCCCGAAGCCCGCGGCTCCCGCTGGGGGCACCGTACTGCTGACTGGCACCGTCCCCTCGACTGCCGATATCGGGCTCCAGATTGTCGTGGGCAATCAGCGCTACCAGACCTCGACGCCAGCGACTATTGGCGCAGGCGGGACCGCGCTGGTCACCGCTGTGGCACTGGCGGCCGGTTCGGCCGGTAACCTGGCGGACAACACACCAGGTCAGCTGTCCGCGGCGCCGTCAGGCATCTCCAGCCAGGTCACCGTCGTGTCCATGGTCGGCGGCCGCGACGCGGAGACCGATGCCGAGCTGCTCTCGCGCCTGCTGGATCGCATGCAGCATCCGCCTGCTGGTGGGAATACGCAGGACTATCGCTCGTGGGCGATGGAGATCCCGGGCATCACGGACGCCTACGTGTTTCCCCATCGCGGCGGCGTGGGCCGCGTCGACGTGGCAGTAATTAGCGGCAATGCCCAAGCCAACGACGACGAGATCGCGGCCGCCCAGCTCAATATCGACACCGAGCGTCCCGCGGCCTGCCGCGGCGTGACGGTTTTCACGCCGACGCTTAAGCCAGTCGATTTCACCTACGGTGTGAAGCTCTCAGGAACAGATGGAGACACGCTTCTCGCTTCTCTATATCGGGACTTTGGTGCCTACTTTGACACCCTTGTACCTGGCGCCGCGATGGTTAAATCCAAAGCAGATGCCATTGTGTCCAACAGTCGGGGCGTTGGGGATTCCATTGCGGCGTCTCCAGCCGGGAACGTGATAGCCACCGTGAACGCGACCGTGGTCGAGTGGCTGCGCCTCGGCACCATTTCACTGTACACGCTGCCATGACACACGCCGAGCTCCTCTCGCTGCTGCTTCCGCCGGTGAGCTACCGATACTCGCCTGAGGGCGGGCGTCTCACTGCTTCCATCAAGGCCGATGGCAATTCGCTCGACAAGGCGATGCTCGATGGGGTCGCCGTTATCGACGGCATCACGCCATACGGGCGCGCCGACTTGCTGGTCGATTGGGAACGCATCTATGGGCTGGCGGATGCGGCTCGACAGCGCACCATTCAAGAGCGCTTAGCGGCGCTCCTCCAGCGCATCAATGAGGATGGAGGTCTCTCGCGAGAGTACTTCATCTTCTTGGCGTTAAACCTGGGATTCAGCATCAACATTGCCGAGTTTTCGCCGTTTAAGGTCGGCTCCGCGGTGGGCCAACCTCTGTATGGCGATGATTGGGTTTTCGCGTGGCGCATCAACGCTCCAGAGACGACTCTGGTTCCATTCAGAGTCGGTCGCAGCGCGGTCGGTGAGCCCCTGATGAAGTGGGGGAACGAGCTGCTCGAGGCCGCTTTAAAGGCTCTGGCGCCTGCCCATACCGTTCTCCAGTTTGCATACGCCGGCGACCCATCCCTCCTCATCGATGAGGAGGGCGACGGCTTCCTTCTCGACGAAGACAACGACTACCTGGATTTTTCCTGACATGGCTTCCAAACCGCTTTCTCTACGAGACAGAATTGCGTCGTTCCTTGGTACCGAGCTGTTCCCCGTCACACGGAATGGAAAGACCATGGCGGGCACGGTCGACGCGCTCGCAGAATTTGTCGTCCCGCGGGTACCCATCACCGCAGTTGTCACAAGCATTGCCGCCGAGGCAGCGCAAAGCGCGGCACTATCCGGTCAGTCGGCTGCAGACGCCTCGGCGACGGAGCAGGCGATCAACGACCGGTTCTATGGGGCTTTGTCTGCCGACCCGGCGGCTCGACCTAGTGGGGGAGCTTGCCAAGCCGGAGATGGGTATTTCAACACGGTAGCGAATGCCACCCGCCGATACACAGGGACGGTGTGGATCACGCCGGATCCAGATGCAGCTGACCTTGCGAATCATATCGATCCGGCGAAAGGCGCCGCGTTAGTCGGCTTCCTGTCACCGGATCCTGGTGCCGTCGGTAGGACAGTGCGCGACAAGCTAGGAGATATCCGGAACCCGAAGGACTACGGTGCAGGCGGTGTCGGGGATGAGACGGCGATGGCCCAGGCAGCAATCAATGCCGCAGGCTCGAAAGGGCTCATCATCCTACCGCCAGACATCAACGTCACGATGGAGTCTCTGATTATTCCTGACACACAGATGATCCTTGACCTCAAGCGAGGTCGACTCATCATGTCGGGTATTGGGCTAGAGCGCGGCACCTTCACTGACCATGTGGCATGGCGCAATATCAAGCCGAATTTCGCATCACGCCAGTACGTGGTTCCAAACGGATCGCCGACTGGAACCGCGGCAGCGGTGAAGCTCTTCTTTGATGACTACACTGCTGACCAGATCAACTATCGGGACGTCAGTATCTACACGGACCGAACGACAGGGAAGGCCTACTTAAACGCGAAGTCGAACGGAACCTTCCTGCCCCCATCCATCGTCTTGAGCTCCCAGGATGGGCAGCGGGTTGCGGGGGAGTTGTTCGACGAGACTGACGGAAACCAGCGCTTCTTCGGCTTGGCTCTTGGTGGCGAAAAGCCGACCGGCATGACCTGGTATTCGTCTATCCCGACGATATTCACTAAGGCAGCGGCCTTCATCAACAACGTCAGCCTGCGTTGGTACAACGCAGCCGGAACTGCTGCCACTGACCTGCTTCGATTCAACCTGCTGGACGAGCTCGAGATACTGTGCAATGGCATCCGGACTTCGCGCTGGTCGCAGACTTTGGGGCAGGTTATCCCGAACAACATGTTCCTGCGCTTCGAGAAGTCATCGGCCGCAGTCGTCACGGGCTCCATCAGCGGCAACACACTGACGGTTACAGGGGTGACATCGGGTGCACTAGCTGTCGGTCAGGTAATCACAGGATCAGGGGTCGCATCTGGCACGACGATCACTGCTCTGGGCACTGGAGCCGGCGGCGCTGGCACCTATACCGTCGGCGCTTCTCAGACCGTATCAAGCACCACAGTCACGGCACTCGGCGCGGCGGACAGCGGTTTGCGTATGAACACAGCGAACGCCCTGGAAATGCTCCATACCGGCGTATCTCTGCTGCAGGCAACATTTAACAATGTCATTTTCCAGAAAGCGTACGGTGCCGCGCGCGTCGTGGGAACTGCGGGCGATACGACGCCGAATGTGGGAAATATCTCGTTCTTGCAGATTCCGACAAATGCGACTCCTTACACCGTCACCAACTTCCTCAATGGCGTAGATGGGCAAGTCCTTTTGCTTCTTTTCTCGGACGCAAACTGTACGGTACAGAACAACGCCAATATTCAACTGAAACGCACCAACGCCGACTTCGTGGGCGTGGCGGGTAAGACCCTGCGCCTCGTGCGAGGCGCGGGAGCTTGGTACGAGTGTTGATGCCGCCGCCGCATGATTTTGGATGCGAAGTGGGCCCAGGGGCTTTCGCACCAAGGCTATACCCTTAACGAGGAATGATGAAATGCAGCGCATAGACCATTCGACAGCTGTAGCTGTTAAACCTGACCCACTGGCAGCAGGCGCGCCTGGTTACTTTACGCCTGGCGATCCATTGACCGGGCAAGAGGCAACTTGGCTTACCGCAGACTGGGCGAACGATGTCCAGGAGAACATCTGCCAAGTCATTGAGGCAGCCACCATCGCTCTGGTTAAGGGAGATGGATCGCAGATGCTTCAGGCAATTCGGGCGATCGCCAATCAAGTTGGCATGCCGGTGGGCGTGCCATTGCCTTGGCTGGGCGCGACGTCGACTATTCCCTCAAACTGCGTTGTCCTCATGGGCCAAACGCTTGACCGGGAGCTGTATCCCTTGGTCTCGACCCACGCCCTCGCCAGCGGGATCATCGTCTCCGACACTGATTGGTTGGCCCAGGCGCTGCACCGTACCAAATTCTCTACAGGTGACGGGCTATCGACCATTCGGCTTCCCGATCTTCGGGGCGAGCTGATCTACGGCGCGGATCTTGGCCGCGGAGTGCGATCTGCAGCCATCGGCGACTGGCTTGCCGGAGAGTTGCTCGCACACGTTCACGCTGCCTCGACGGACTCGCAAGGCACTCACTCGCATGCCGGCACGACCGACACGCAGGGATACCACTCGCATGGCGGGGCGACTGCGGGAGTTGGCGATCATACGCACCCCTACACCCGCTCTCCGGCGGCCTCCAACCCCGACGCACAGGGCGCCGACGCCGGCGCTTCGATGCTAGATCTAACACAGTTCGTGGGCGATAACACCGGTGCTGGAGGTGCGCACGCCCACGGCATCAACGGTGATGGCAGCCATGCGCACAACGTGACAACAAACGCTGCGGGCGCCCACATCCACAATGTGACGGTGAGCAGCGCTGGCGGGCTTGAAACGCGCCAGCGCGGCACCGGATATCCCTTCATCATGCGTGTTAAGTAGCGAGCAACATGGACAAGATCATCTATCACTTCGATCCGACAACCGGCGAGCTGCTCGCCAGCGGGCCTGTCTACATTGGGCCTGCAGGCGACGAGCAGATCGCGGCTTTCGCGACCTTAACACCTCCACCGGACCCCACCGAAGGTTACGTGGCCGTGGTCGTGCCCGGCAGCTTGACCGCCGGCTATGGTTGCTCCTGGTCGCTGGTGCGCGATTGGAGGCTGACAGTGCTCTATCGAGCGACCGATGGGGCTCCGTTGCAGGCAGGCGCTTCGGAACTCGCGGGCTGGTCCGGCCTAGGTGAGATTCCGGTGAATATCACTGCCCAGCCACGGCCGTCGAGCAGTCACACTTGGTCGGGCGGCGCATGGGTATTCGACCTGGTCGCGGCGAAGGCTGCCAAGCTGGTGGCTATCAATGCCGAGTGGGCTCAGCGCCAGGCCTCGCCGTTCGCGTTTGGTGGGCACAAGTTTGATGCGGATCCGGTGTCTACCGCACGCATTCTCGCAGCTGGCCAGATTGGCGGCATTGCCAAGGGGGCCGGCCGCACGTATACGGCCTCGTTGCCTGCCTCAGATGGGAGCGACGTCGACTTCGAGGCCGACGAACTGGTCAATCTTGCTATGGCGCTCGCGGAACACCGTGACAATTGTTATCGGATCGCTGGGGACTTGAAAGCATTGCTCTCAACAGCAGCAAGTGAAGAGGAGTTGGCTGCGATTGTATGGCCATCGGCTGGCGTCTGAGTCTAAGGAACCCCTTACCGGGAGGTATGCGCGACCCTATTCGCACAATGATTGAGGCCTGTGAGCTACGTGGCATACTTAACGCCGACCATAACGGCGTTAAGTACTCCTTTGGGGGGGGATTGTGTTTCGAGAGATCGCAAAGCGGCATCAAATGACAACCATCTTGCTGTGCAGGATGGATCCCAACGAGACCTCATTCACACCGATCGGCACCGCTTTTGTTTGTCACCGTAAAGGATACCTCTTGACGTGTGCACACAATTTTGCGCTCACAGACCCGCTAGGGATTGTTGCCCCCGCCAGGGGCAACTTTGTTCCAATGAGGGAAATTGGTGCCGGAACGCTCCACGTTAAGGTCGCTCAATTTGATGCCGTCAGAGACGTGGCGCTCCTCAAAATTGAGGCCGGAGTAGGAGGAAAGGCTGTGCTCCCGGACGACATGTTCATGGATGAGAATGCGGTCGAAGTGGGGGCAACAATTGCATACATAGGCTATCCGTTTTCGCATCGCGGGCTCACCGTTCGGCATATAGCGTCCGCAACATTGGCCAGCAAAATCGTGACGGAGAGTGGCATCCGGCAGTTCCAGCTCGATGCGATGGTCCACGAGGGGTGTAGCGGTGGTCCTGCTATCGACGCCAATACGGGGAAGATCATCGGAATCTTGTCTGGCAGGTTTTCGCCTGTGGCCAGCGCTGGTGGCTTCGCGTTCGTCACTGGCGGTCACGTGATCGGGGGTGAAAGCAGCATTTCGTATGCAACTTCAATAGCTTATGGGTTAGATCTAATGAAGGCGGAGGGCCTCAGTGCTTAACATTCAATACGACGAGACCGCACTCAAGGCGGTTATCCTGGAGCTCGTTCCCGCATACCAACAAGGTACGCTGCTCGATCTGATTGCCGGCGCGGACGTCTCAGAGGAGACGATTGATGCGACCGGCATGATGCTTGTGGGTGAACGCAGGGAGCCCGGATATATCGCATACACCGGCGTCCCGCCGGAACAGGATGGCCGCGTGGCGCCCTCGGTCTGGTCGTGTGTTCGTGGGGAGGTGTACAACCTTCTCTGCACCGATTCGGTACGCTATAAGTCGGAGCGTAAGGAGGGGCAAACTGCCATAAAGAGTCTCGTAACCATCATCGCAACTGCCGTGGCCGCGCAGTTTTCCCTGCCGGTTGGAGTCCTTACCGGGGCGGCCGTTCTCGGCCTGATGACGGCGCTGAAGGTCGGCGTGAATGGTTATTGTGAGGCGCTTAAGCCACGTCCTCCCAAGAGCTAG